ATTCTCAACTTTTCAAAATGTTAGAATGACAATTACAAGTGCAGGAAATGTAGGAATTGGAACTACTTCGCCTGGGCAAAAATTAACTGTAAACGGCGATGGTAGATTCCTTAGTAATTCTAATTCAAGAGTTTTATATCTTAAACAACAAAGTAACGATAATGGTAATATTATACAATTTGAAAATCAAGCAGGAACTAATGTTTGGGAGCTTGTAGGAAGAAATAATCAATTTTATATTTTTAATAATGCACTTTCTTCACATGCTTTCTTTATAAATCCTGGTACAAATAACATAGGAATTGGAACTACATCGCCTTCTGCTAAATTAGATATTGTTGGTCCATCTTCAACGCCATTAGTATTAGAATTAAATTCAGCTAACTCTAACTGTGATGTTACTATGCAGTCGGCTAATACTTCATCTGTAACTCGATTAAGAAATGGAACGAATGATTTTCAAGTGCATACAAACGGTTCAGAAAGAATGCGTATAACATCTGTGGGTAATGTTTTGATTGGTGAATTTGCTGCTAATAATAGTGTTAGCCCTACACTTAATGGTTTTGGATTTACACCAAGTGGAACTGGAACAGTTGTCTGTAATTTTAGTGATACAAATGAAATGATTGTTCTTAACCAAAGAGATGGATCTGGAACAACACAATTTGAATTTAGAAATGGAAACGTAGAAAGAGGTAGAATAGAATGGACTACAAGTGGAACTACATATAATACAACTTCTGATTATAGATTAAAAGAAAATATAACTAATTTAACAGAGTCCTTAGAAAAAATTAATCAGTTAGAGCCTAAAACTTTTAATTTTATAAGCAACCCTGATGAGTCAAGAATTGGATTTATTGCTCATGAAGTTGAAAACATAGTGCCTCAAGCTGTAAGTGGTGTAAAAGATGATATTAGAGAAGATGGTACACCTAAATACCAAGGCTTAGATCATTCAATGTTAGTACCATTATTAGTTGGTGCTATAAAAGAATTAAAAGCAGATAACGATAATTTAAGAGAAAGAATACAAACTTTAGAAAATCAGTAAAACAAGTAATAATAAAATATAAGTAAAACAATATAATTTAATAATAATTAATTTTAAAACCATGAGTGAAAATAAAATAACCGAAGAACAATTAAAAGATTTACAAGAATTAGTAGGTAAATTAAATAATGCATCTACACAATTAGGTAATCTAGAACTCCAAAAACACCAAATATTACATGCGGCTGGTGATGTACAAAGTGATTTAAATAAATTACAAGTAAAACTAGAAAAAGCATATGGTAAAGTACAAGTGAATATTAAAGATGGTACTTTTGAGCCTATTGAAGAAAGCGGCGCTGAAGTAGTAGAAGAATAATATTATGTCACTGGTAAGAAAAATTAGTATAGGTAAAGACTATAAAAACGATGCAATGCACTATTCTGTCGGCCAAGAAGTATATGGTGGACATAAAATATGTGATATTGTAGAAGAAACTCATAAGTTTTCTATCTATATTAAAAAAGGAAAAGAAGTATTACCGTGGAAAGATTTTAATAAAAATATGGCTATAGCCGTTGAATATAATTTAGAATATTAATGCAAAGTTTATTTGACTTTATAGTAAAGCCAAAAAACGAACGTTACGACAATAAAAAATATATTGATGATTCAGAATTACTGTTAAATACAGAAATATCTGATCATCGATATACTAGTCGTACCGGAATAGTGACAGCATTGCCTAAGTTAGAAAATACTAAAATAAAAATAGGTGATGAAATTATTGTTCATCATAATGTTTTTAGAAGATGGTATAATCAACACGGCAAAGAAAAAAATAGCAGAAGCTATTACAAAGAAAATAAATATTTTGTAAATGCTGATCAAATATTTTTATATAAAAGAAATAATCAATGGCATGCACTAAAAGATTATTGCTTTATAAAACCAATTGTATCTAATAATATATTATCAAATGACAAAGAAGTCCCGTTTAAAGGCATTGTAAAATATGTTAATAACGAATTTAATGATATTAAAAAAGGCGATTTAGTTGGTTTTGCACCAGCTAGTAAATATGAATTTATTATTGATGGTGAAAGATTATATAGAGTATTAAGTAATTTTATAACTATTAAATATGAACGTCAAGGACACGAAGAAGAATATAATCCAAGCTGGACATAGAGCTGTTAAAGAACTTATTAAAGTTGCTAAAGAGCCTATTGTTGAAACAGAAGATGATGTTTCTGCTGATAGATTAAAAAACGCAGCTGCTACAAAAAAGCTAGCAATATTTGATGCATTTGAAATATTAAATCGTATTGAAGAAGAAAAATCATTATTAGAAAATAAACCTTTAGAAAAAAAAGAAAATGTATTTAAAGGTTTTGCAGAAAAAAGATCTAAATAATGTATCAACAAAATTTATATAAGGTTATTGAACCTATAAAAATAAATACGATAAAAAGATTAAACAAATCTAAAAAGTGGGAATACGGATATAATAAAGAAAACGACATTATTGTTATATCTAAAACAGGTGAGATTGGTGAAATATATGAAATTCAAAATTTAAAAATAGCTTTACCAAAAGCTAAGAGTGTTTTTAAAGGTAATAATAAATGGGAAGCTAAAGAGTATCCTAAAGAATTAAATAGAATTAAAAGTATATTTGATTGGAAAGATTTACCAATTGATTTTCAAAATAAATGGTATGACTATATTGATGAAGAGTTTACTAAAAGAGAACAAGGTTATTGGTTCAGTAATAAAGGTGTTGATACTTACATTACTGGTACTCATTACATGTACTTGCAGTGGACCAAGATTGATGTTGGCCGGCCAGAGTTTAGAGAAGCAAACAGATTATTCTTCATATTCTGGGAAGCTTGCAAAGCAGATAAACGAAGTTATGGAATGTGCTATCTTAAAAATAGACGATCCGGCTTTTCATTTATGGCTTCGTCCGAAACTATTAACCTCGCCACAATTTCATCAGATTCACGGTACGGTATATTGTCCAAATCTGGGGCCGACGCTAAGAAAATGTTCACAGATAAAGTCGTACCAATATCAGTCAATTATCCGTTCTTTTTCAAACCGATACAAGACGGTATGGACCGTCCCAAAACCGAATTGGCTTATCGTGTACCCGCATCAAAGTTTACGAGAAAAAAATTATTCTCTAAGCAAAGGGCCGAGGAGCTCTCAGGGCTCGATACCACGATTGACTGGAAAAACACCGGTGACAACTCGTACGACGGGGAGAAACTAAATTTGTTAGTTCATGATGAAGCTGGTAAATGGGAAAGACCGGAAAATATATTAAACAACTGGAGAGTTACTAAAACTACATTAAGATTAGGATCAAGAGTCATAGGTAAATGTATGATGGGCTCAACAAGTAATTCATTAGATAAAGGTGGAGAAAACTTTAAAAAATTATATAACGATTCAAACGTTACAAAACGAAATCGCAATGGACAGACTCGCTCGGGATTATATAGTTTGTTTATACCTATGGAATGGAACTTCGAGGGATTCATTGATTCTTATGGACTACCTGTATTCAACACACCGGAAAAAGAAGTTACAGACGTACATGGATCAGTTATCGACATTGGAGTTATTGAACATTGGGAAAATGAAGTTGCCGGTTTAAAAGGCGATCAAGACGGATTAAATGAATTTTACAGACAGTTTCCGCGAACAGAAGAACACGCTTTTAGAGATGAAACTAAAAATAGTATATTTAATTTAGCTAAAATATACGAACAAATTGATTTTAATGAAGGTGTTAAATATGAAGCACTTATTACTAAAGGTAGCTTTCAATGGAAAAATGGTATTAAAGATACTGCTGTAGAGTTTATACCAAATCCAAACGGAAGATTTAATATTAGTTGGATACCAAATAAAAATTTACAAAATAGAGTAATAATAAAAAATGGAATTAAATATCCAGGAAATGAACATATTGGCGCATTTGGTTGCGATAGCTATGATATATCCGGAACTACCGACGGCAAGGGATCTAAAGGTTCATTACACGGTCTTACAAAATTTAGTATGGAAGAAGTTCCTGCAAATAGATTTTTTTTAGAATATATAGCTAGACCACAAACAGCAGAAATATTTTTTGAAGATATATTGATGGCATTACATTTTTATGGTATGCCACTTCTTGCAGAAAATAATAAACCTAGATTATTATATTATTTAAAAAGAAGAGGATATAGAGGTTATTCAATGAATAGACCTGATAAAGTTTGGAACAAATTATCAGCTGCAGAAAAAGAAATAGGTGGTATACCAAACTCAAGTGAAGATATAAGACAAGCTCATGCTGCTGCAATTGAAAGTTATATAAATTCTTACGTAGGTATAAAAGCAGACGATACACACGGAGATTTATATTTTAATGAAACATTAAATGATTGGGCTAAATTTGATATAAATAAAAGAACAAAGTTTGATGCCGCGATTAGTTCAGGATTAGCAGTTATGGCATGTAATAAAAATTTATACGCACCAAAACCAAATAATAAATTAGCTAGTAAAGTAAATTTTAGTTTTGCTAAATATAATAATAAAGGAAATTTTTCAAAAATAATACAATAAATGGCAAAAGTACTTACAAAAGGTATTTTCCCAAGTCAAGCTATAAGCGACATTGAGAAGGCAAATCCTAAATATGGGTTAGAAGTTGCTAAAGCTATAGAATCAGAATGGTTTAAAAAAGATTCAGGAAGTACACGTTACTTTGCAAATAGAGATAACTTTCATAGATTAAGACTATATGCAAGAGGCGAACAAAGCATACAAAAATATAAAGATGAATTATCTATTAATGGTGATTTATCATATTTAAATTTAGATTGGAAGCCAGTACCAATTATACCTAAGTTTGTAGATATAGTTGTTAACGGTATTGCAGAAAGAGCTTATGATTTAAAAGCATTTTCCGTTGACCCATCATCAACAAAAGTTAGAACAAATTATATGAAGAAGCTTTTAATAGATATGTATTCATATTCC